AAGTTTCTTCGATAGTTTTCCCTGTAAAATAACAAGGGCGGTTAGCAATGTACCCAAGATGGTTCGGATCGTTGACCGCATAATCTGCATCGGTCATCCGCACTTTGCCAAGATTGATTTGTGGCATTTAGTTCCCTCCAATCTCTACACCATACCGCTCGAACATTGCGCGGATGGCGGGGTTACGCAGCAGTTTCTTCCTCTGGCCTTGGTTGAGGCCGTTGAAGACCTCTTGTAAGGCTGTCTTGACCTCAGTGTTATATTCGATAACTTTCTTTCTCAACTCATTCATGCCGTCACCCCTGTAAGCAGTGCTTCCAGCGCATCTCGCAACTCGGCATTGTCCTGCTCAAGCGCCGCGATACGTTCCTCGGGCGTAGGCTCGGGCGCGGGCATTTCGGTTGCTAACTTTTCCAATTCCGCGTTTTCCTCCACCGTCTGGGTATAACCATCCTCGTCAGGCTTTTTCCTAATCTTCCAGTTAACAATAAACACGCCATTCTCGATTTTATAGTCCGGGGAGATGGTTTCCTTCTCCTGGTCATAGGCAGGCTTTTCCAGATACAAATATTTCATTCTGTCACCTCCTGTGCTGTCCACTTAACAAAACCATTATCGTCAACCGTGCACCCCATACGGAGCAGGGCGGCGATGCGCTCTACATCCGTCCATGCCGCTCCTTTGCCATCACACATAGCGGCTTTGACGCTATAATCCAAATACCCTGGGCATATTGGCATGTGGTAATCACTTCCGGTAGAACCAAGGTCAAAATAGTTCTTTTCCACTCTATTTGTGATATCATTTCTCTTTGCTGGGATAGTCATCAAACTACCATATATATGCAGTCCAATACCGACAGGCGTATTACCATCAGCCAATGTTGGCAAACCATACGAAGGATTTCTTAAAGGTGATGTTTGTAATTTAGGTATCTCTGCTACCCCATTCACCCCGACAATACTATTACCACTGATCTGCACATCATCTACCGCACCGCCACCAGACGGAGTATCCACCGCCTCCCACGCAGTTGGCTTGCCATCGGTATCCACAGCTTTGACCTTGATGGTCTGACCAACTGCGGCGGCGGTTAGGCCAAGGGAGATATCAGTCCCGCCAGACGGGATATCCATCGGTTTCCACTTGGTTGGCTTGCCGGTCTCGTCCACCGCCGTGATTTTGGCGATTTGACCGACCGTCGCGCCGGTTACGTCAATGCCAGGGTCACCCTTTTCTCCTCGTGGCCCGGGGATGCCTTGAGGTCCCTCCTTGCCCTGTTTCCCTTGAGGGCCGGGATCACCCTTTCCGCCTTTGACGTGCCCGAGATTGATCGTGTCCCCGTCCGCCGTGGTCAAAATCAGATCGCCGTCATTGTTGATGGCATACTGCGGCGGTTGGTCTCCCTCGTAGGTCAGGATCAGGTCGCCATCGTCGTTGACGGAAAACTGATATGCGCCAAGACCGCCGCCTGTGTCGCCCTTCGGGCCCTTGAGGTTCACGGTCTGCGGATTCGCCTTGCCGCCGTCGTTCGTCCACGACAAGTCGCCGTCGTCGCTCATACTCGGCGTGAACGTCACGCCGTCCTTACCGGCGGCACCGTCTGCGCCCTGCAAGGGGCCGTTGTTGATGAACTCGCCGGTAATACCGTCGAAAATGTAGATGTCATAGGGCTCTGCCGTGCCCACGCCGTAGGCATCGCCTGCCGCTGCGGTCGCTTTCTGCGCGGCGTCGAGCGCAGCCTTCGTGCCGTAATAGCCCAGCACCTTGAAGCCGCTGCCGGTCTCCCCCTTGGGGCCGGTCGGTCCGGTCGCGGCAACGCCCGTGTCGGCAAAGGCGCCCGCCGTGGCGTCCCACTTGAACCAGTTGCCCGTGGTCTCGTCGACGTATGGCATCTTGGAAACCGCCGTCTCCGCATCCGCCGCCGCCCGCAAAACCTCATCTACCCAGCTTTGATAGGCCGGAGGCGGCTTGGTCGTGCCGTTTGCGCTCAGCGACGGCTCGACCACCGTGCGCCACGTCCGGCTCTTGGCGATCGCGCCGCCCACGGTGTAGGTGAGCTCGGCCGTGCCCTCGCCCGCCTTTGCAGTGTCGGCGTTGCTCAGCGTCCAGATCACGTCACCGTTCTCGCTCTTAAGGCTCGCGGGATACGGTGCGCTGTCGCCCTCGCGCAGCACCGTCAGCGTGAAGACGCCCTCGCCGTACAGCCGCGCCCAGCTGTCCGCAAGGCCGCGCCAGACGATCCTCTGCGCCTCGTTCTCGCCCTGATGGCCCAGCGGCAGATACGGCAGCTCGCGCACTTCGATCTCTCTCATACGATCTCGTACCCCCTCTCGTAGCCCTGCGCCGGTTCATGCGTCCTGCCCCAGTAGCGGGCAAAGTTGCCGTAGGCCTCGTTATAGAGCTGCCCCGAATCGGCATAGCGGCTGTACTCGCCGTTCTCCGCATCGATCTTCGCCTTGAGGTACAGCACGTACAGCTCATCGTGCGGGGCCTTCACCAGCAGCTCTTCGTCCATGCCGTCCGGATAGCCGGTCGCCATGATCTGCTCGAGCTCTTCCGGCGTCGCCAGCAGCACGTCCACCGCGATCCTGCCCTCAAGCGCCTTGAGCCATTCGAATTTTTCCTCTTCGGGAAAGGCGTTCGGCTTCGCCGTGTCGGCGTGCTGCATCGCTTTTCTCGGTGTCATGTTCTTCTCTCCTCTCTCAATGATGGATAAAGGCGGGCGCGGGTCTTGTCCCACGCCCGCCTTGGCTATTTAGCTTAGAGCGAGTTGCCCGCCGCGATACCGCCGATGGCGGCAAAGCGCCAGTCGTTGAAACACGCATTGAAGCGGCTGCGGCCGCGCCAGACGTTCGCGTCGGTGTTCTCGTCGATGGTCGAGCGCACCTCGAGCTGAATGCGGTCATTCCACACTGCGCCGCCGTAGGTCTCGTTGTACTTGCTGTCCAGCAGCACCCACGGGGAAACGCCGTTCGTGATGTAGTGGTTCAGATACGGCCAAACGATGACGTTCCAGCGGCCGTACTGATAGTTGAAGGCGTTGTTCGCGCTCACGGGGTCCTTGTCCGCGCCGATGGCCGCGAATACCGCCTTTTTGAGGTCGGCGTTCTCGGGGATGAGGATCGTGTCAGGGGCCACGTCAAGGATCTCGTTGTTGTCGCCGCGGAACAGGTGCATCTTGGTCTCGAGCTTGCCCAGCGTGTCCACGCTGAACGCATCCTTGAAGCAGTTGCACTGCTTGTCGCCGCTCACCTTGGGCACGTGCTCCTTGGCGAACAGGTTGCTGCCGTCCGCGCCCGTCAGGTCGAACTTGACGCCCTTGAAGGTCACGCTGCCGTTGCCCATCATGGCCGCGCCGTACAGCGCCGCGCCGAAGAGCTCGCGCGTGCGCTTGTAAGAGGTCATAAAGGCCGCAGGCTGCTTGCGCATGTCGAGCAGCTTGCCGTCCTCGATCATCTCCTTTGACACGCTGAAAGAATCCTTCCACGTCTGGTACTTGAGGAACTTCTGGTAGCCTTCCTGCATGCCGTCCAGCGGATAAGCGCCGTTCTCGCCCACGGGCTCAAAGCCGCTCATGGCCGTCAGCGTGGTCATCACGTCGCCGTAGTTCTTGGAAGAACCCGTCAGGAACAGGTTCTTCAGCACGCTGTTCTGCTCAAATTCCTCGCCGCGCTTTTCAAGGAACATCTTGATCGGCGCCTGGCAGTTGCCGTAAACGCTGTTGTTCAGGTTGCTCGATTCCGAAAAAATGATTTTCATTGCTTACTTTCTCTCCTCTCTTCCGTTTTCCTTAGACAAAGCGGCCGCGGATCATGCTGCCCGCTGCCGTACCCTCAAGGCTCACGACCTCGAACGTGCCGGGCGCCGCCGCATCCGATGTGCCCGTGACGTACTTTGCCTTGAGACCGCCGCTCGCCACCTGGATCTTGGTGCCGACCTTCACGGCCGCTGCGGCCGCCGCGAGCTCGGTTTCAAAGGTGTACTTGCCCTGCACGCGCGTCACAGCCAGCAGCTCGCCCGCGGCCACCGTGCCGCTCTGCATGCACACATAGGGCGGCGTGGTCGCCTGGTCGGCAGCGATCGCCGCCAGCTTGCCGTCCGTCACGTTGAGCAGCTGGCCGACCTGATACGTGCCCGCCGCCGCTTCGATGTACTCAAACGGGGTCATTGCCCCGTCCGTCGATTTGATGGGAATAAACATTGCGTTCCTCCTTGTCTTGTTAATTTCTGTTCTTCTCGATCCACGTGCGGATCTCCTCGTCCGTCGCCGTGGGATTGAAGATGCGGAAGCTCGCCAGCTCCTCGCTCGTCACGACCTTGCCGCCCGCGCCGCGGGATGCCGCCGCGCCGGTCAGGTGGTCCTTGCCCCTCTGACCCGTTAAGGCCTGCGCTCTCGCCGCCTCGGCCAGCGCCTTCTCGCGCCGCTCATGCGTCGAAATGAGGTAGGCGTCGTAAAAAGACATGCCGCTCTTCACGCGCGCGTAGAATTCCTCGCTCTCCGGCAGCTTCAAAAGATCCTCCACGCCGTTCACCTCGGGCTCGAGCGCGTGGATCTTCTTGATCTGCTCGTCGATGGCGCGCTGCATTTTCTCCTGCTCCGCCGCGGCCTGCTCGCGCTCATGCGCCGCCACGATCTCGGCTGCCTGCTTGACGACAGGATTCTCGCTGATCGCCTCATTGAGAGATTCCTGCGTCAGCTTCCCGGCCTTGAGGTCGCTTTCGAGCTTCTGCTGCTTGAAGGACTTCGACCATTCGTCAAACTGCTCCTTCGTCGCGATGGGCTCACCCGTGATCGTGTTCTTGAGCCCCGCACTTTCAAAAAAAGCCTTCCACTCCGCGGCCATCTTCTCGCTCTGCGCCTTGAGCGCCGCGTCCACCGCGGCCTGCTGCTCGGCTCTGCGCCGCGCCGCCGCATGAGCTCTGCGCTCGTCGGGGGTCTGCTCCTTCTTCGCGCCCTCCGCATCGTTGTTGTCTTCTGTGCCTTCCGCGCCGTCCTGTCCCTCGGGAGCGGTTACGGCGCCCTCTGCGCCCTCGTCGCCCGTCGTGCCGGTATCGCCGCCCTCCGGCGTGCCGTTGGTCTCTTCTGCGGCCGGGGCAGCGGCGCCCGGCTCGTTTTCGCCTGTGGGCTCCTGCTGCGTGCCTGCCTCGTCAGGCGGCACCGTCAGGCCCATCGCTTCAAAGACGTCTTTTTCCGTGAATCCCATGTTCTCTTCCTCTCTGGCATTTTTCCGCGTTGCCCTGCGAATAGCCGCCGCCTTGCGCGTGCGGTGTCCCCTTGCGGGGGATAATCATGTAAAGCGCTTCCGCTTGCCTTACTTCTTGCCGGTTCTCAAATCGGAGCCGGTATGAATAACGCCCTTCTTCGCGTCGGTCTGCTGGTTCGGCGCTTTCACGACCTGCGTGCCGCCGTTCTTGATTCTGCCGACGTAACCGCTCTTATCGCTCATGCCCGCGTCCTCCTTTCCTTCGGATTCGGCATTTTCCCGCTGTTGCCCTGCGGTGCGCAGCCGTTGGCAGCTCCGCTGCCTTACGGATGCGGCGTCCCCCTTGCGAGGGATGTCCCTCTTTGCGGGGGCTTCTATGCTCTGCGCGTTTCTCTTTCGCGCCTTTAGCCTTTCTTACTGCGGAATGTAAAGTTCTTCCACTTGCCCGCCGATCGCGGCGTTCATGGCGTCCTGCTGTGCCTGCGCGTCGATCGCCGCGGCCAGCTCATCCGGCACCGCCGCGCCGCCGCCCGGCATATCGCCCTGCACGGCCGCCTGCTGCGCGGCTATTTCTTCCTGCCGCTGCGCCTTTTCTTCGAGGTGCTTTTTCGTCTGCGCCGCGCCGGGGTAGTGCAGCTCCTCCATCTTCGCCCAAAACAGAATGAGCGTTTCAAGGTCCGTCGGGTCGCCGAAGGCCCTGCCCTCAAGGTTCTGCCGCGTCTCCTGCCACATCGCCTCGCGGTTGCTCGCCAGCGGCGCGCTCGTGTCGCACGAGAAAAGGAACTGATCGTTCCAGTGCAGCTCGCCGTCTTCGCCTTCTTCGAGGAAGTCATAGCGGTTGAACTCCTCGTACATCGTCTCGCCCGTGCTGTCCTTATACGTCACCGGCCGCGGCTCGTCCGAGTACGCCAGCCAGAACTTGAACATCGTTTCGAAGAGCTCGGCGTAGGCGGCGTTTTTCATCACGCGCTTGCTCTCGAGACGTCCCGCCGCCTGCGCAGCGGAAAACTCTTTGGCCTTGCCGCTCGTTGCGGTCGTGTCCTGCCTGCCCTGAAAGCTGTCCGTGATGCCGATGATCTGCCGCGCCTCTTCGTACACCTGCGCCAGATACGTGAGCTCGTACTGCAAATTGCCCGAAAAATCGTAGACGTCGATGAGGCTTTTGTCGCTCGGCTTTCCGATGTACCAGCGCTCGCCGTCCTCGGGATCGGTGCGCAGGTCCGCCCGGTCGGGGAGCGTGATGCGCGTGCCTGCCTTCATCAGTCGGTCGATGATCTTCTGCTCAATGCGGTTGCTCGTGTTCTGCTGGTCGCGGATCATGTCAACGTCGCTGTTTCCGAGCAGCTGGCCGAAGACGCTCACGCTGCGCTGCAAGATGATTGGGTAGCGGTCCGGCCGGTAATACGGGATGCGCACCGGCGCCTGTACCGGCAGGCCGTTTTCGCCCACCGTCTCCTGCATCCCGCCGACAAACGTGCCGTCGCTGCGCTGTACCGGCGCATAGAGCTCTTCGAAGTCCTGCGTCTTGCTCTCCCAGTCCTTGCCGCCACACCACGGGCACGCACCGCCTGAGTAGGCCGCGCCGTTTACCTCCTGCCCCGGCAGCGGCTTTACCTTGCCGCAGCTCTTGCACACCGGCTGCCTGCGTGCCTGATAGTCCTTGAGGTTTTCGAGCTCTGTGTCGTTCACCCACGTGTAGCGGTCGATGCCGCCGCGCTCGTTGAGCTTGTAGCCGATGTAAAGCGTCAGGTTTCGGTCGCTCGTGGAGCCGTCGCCGCCGCGGACATCCGGCTCGCTCTCACCCTCGTTTTCAAGCAGCACACCGTAGCGGCGCTCGACGTAGCCCTTCGTCGTCGGCACCTTGACGATGAAGTAATCCATGTCGGCAATGCCCGTGTAGACGTTCGGCTGCGGCGCGAACTGCTGCGGGTGGATGAGCGTCACGTTCACCTCGCCGACGGTCGTGCTCGTGCGCTTCGTGTTGTCCCACTCAACCAAAAAGCCCACGCCGCCCTGAATGGGCACCGTGCGCTCGGCCAGATCGTTCAGCGCCTCAAACGGGAGCCGGTCGAGCTCGTTGCGCAGAAAGTGCTCGATCACGTCGGCCAGGTGCTCGTCCTTCTTGCGCCGCGGCGTCACCTTCGGCTGCGGAATGCTGCTTGATACCTGGCTTTCGATGTTCTCAAACGTGATGTTGCGCACGTGGCTTGTCTTTTTCAGCGTGCCGTCGCGGTGCGTGTCGCCGGGGACGAGCGGCTGCATCGTGCGGTCCCCGTTGTAGACCGCCTCGCGCTCGTTCATTTTTTCGACTTCTTTCGACCACTTGGCGTCGCTTTCATTGAGCCTCGCCTGCCACTCGCGCAGCTCCTCGCTGATCGCTCTTGTCTTTTCTTTTTCTTCCATGTCTTTTCTCCCTCTCATCGCGGCTCGCCCCAGAGCGCCAGCATTTCTGCCCGCTCGGTCTCGCTCGCGCTGTTGTAGTCCTCCCACATGTCCGCCGTCCAGCGCGCCTTGCGTGCGCCGCTGCCGCCGGTCTTGATCTCCATCGTCTGCTGCGGCCGCGCGTAGTGCGCGATCGCCAGCGCCATCACGCAGTCGTCGTGCGCGCCCGGCTCGGCCTCGCCCTGCAAGTCTTTCTCCCGCCGCACGAATGTCAGCATCTCGAGCAGCGTGTCGCGGTCGTTCACCGTGCTCATGCTCTCACGCAGAATGCGGATAAGCTCAGACAGGATCACCGGCCGCGTCAGCCGGTTCGTCTGGAAGCCGAAGGCGTGCTTGATCTTGCCTGTGAAGTCGTCCTCTACCTCGCGCACGTACAGGTTGCGGTAGCCCATCAGGTCAAGCAGCTTCGTCGGGTACGTCGAGAAGTTCGTCTCGATGGCGAGCAGCGCGTCGTTGTAGTACTTGCCGAGGCAGTACATCTGCCGCGCATACGTGTCCTCGTCGTACTGGTGGCGCAGCGTGCAGACCTGCTTGCCCGTGATGTTGTCGAGCACCTGCCCGACGAAATAATCGCTGCCGTCGCCCGCCGTGTCGCCGCCGATGACATACGGCCGGCCGGGGACGACATCCTCGTAGATCGTCACCGCGCCGTCCGGATCGTCCACCCACGCCCAGCGCTCGAGGTGTACGCCGTCTTCCTTGACGACGTTTTCGAAGTAGCCGCGCCTCGGCTTCTTCGCTCGCTCGACGATGAGCAGCCGCTCGCTCACCTTTTTCGCGTCGAACACCGTCTTGCCCGTCACGCCCCACTGGCCGAGGCAATAGACCTGGTAGTAGTACTCGTCCGTCTCTTTGAAGGCCTCAAGCGTCGTGATGGCCTCCGCCGTCAGAAAGCGGTTGTCGAGATACGTGCTCTCATGCACCGTCGCGCGCGGGTCCTTGCGGTCGAAAAACCGCTTTTTTAGCCAATGTGTGATGCTGATCGGGTTAAAGGTCAGGATCATTTGCAGGTAGTAGGGGAAATCCGTTCTCAGTCGGATATCCAGCTGGTCGAAGTCCCCCTGCTCAAGCTCGCTCGCTTCCTCGATCCAGATGCCCGTGATGTCGTAGATCGACTTGAGCTTTTCTACGTCGTCGAGGCCCGCGAACAGGATCTTGCTGCCGTTCGCAAACGAAATGCTCATGTCGCTCTTGTTGACCTTCGCGCCGCTGTCGGGGTAGAAGTCGGATATCTGCCCGCGCAGCTGCTCAAAGCAGCTCTCGCGCAGCGTCCGCGCCACCTTGCGGCACACCAGCCAGCGGTGCCCCGGCTCGCTTGTCACGCGCTCGAGCACCTTGCGCCCCGCGAAGATCGACTTGCCGCTGCCGCCGCCGCCTTTCAGGACGAGGTAGCGGTGCTGATCGAACAGCAGCGGCAGGAAGTGCGCGTTGTTCGTCGCGCGGAAGTCCCGCCACCATAGCGCTACCTCGAGCTCTCGCTCATAGGTCCGCGTCTTCGTCGCCGCCATCGTGCTCAAACTCCTGCATCAGCTCGCGCAGCATCGCTTGCCGCTCCTCGAGCGGGATGCTCGCCGCCGTCACGGTCTTTGTCGCCCGCTCGCCGAGCTCGACCTCTTTCTTCTCGCTGTAGCCGTAGTTGTTCGTCAGGTTGAAAAGGATTCCTTTCAGGTCCTTGCCCGGCCGCGTCAGCATCTCGTGCTCGTTCCAGGCCTTCATGCGCTCGCGCACCCGCTCGCCGACGGCCGCGAATTCCTCGCTCTCGCCCATGTACCGGCTCCACGTCGCCCGGTCGATGCGAAGAAAGGCGCACAGCTCGTGCATACTCGGCGGGATGATGTACTCCGTCACCTCGACCTCTTCGCCCAGCGTGTTTTTCACCGGCACGGGGATGAGGATCACATGGCCCTTGTCGTCTCGCTTGCCGCTGTCCACCATTTCCGTGACCTTCACGCGCCGCGTGATCGCTGCGAAATAGCGCTCGCAGGCCTTGCCCAGCGTTGCCGCCGTGTATTTCTTCTGCCGCGCCATCCGCACCCCTCCCCTCGGCGCGCTTGCCTTGTTTTCAAAAAGTGTAGCAAATGCAACAGGTCACGAACCGTCAACTTTTTGAGGGCAAAAAAGAGCCGCAAACCCTTGTCAAATCAGGGCTTGCGGCTCTTCCTCGCACGCGCACGCGCGAGAGCATGCACGCAGCGCGCCCAGGCTCCCCCGCGCGCGTCGTCGTGTTGCGTTTTCTGTTTTGTTATTCCCGTTTCGCTCTCGATGAGCGTTCTTTTCTGATTTTGCCCACCTCGGGCAGGATGTAGCGTATGTACTGCGGCATCCCCGGCGCCCATCCGGCGCGGTATAGCAGCTGTCCGCCACGCGGCACGCTCAGCTCGGCGCCCGACAGCGCCGCGCGATCTTTCGGCTGCGGCAGCGTCAGGTTACGGCTCGGGCAGTATTTTTTCTCATCCGACACGTAGCGCACCTGAACGAGCAGGTAGTGTGCAAGGCCCAGGTAGTCCACCTCGTCATACAGGTGCTCGCAGTGCGTCCCGCCCGCTATCCACTTGCTGCGCGCGATCTCCGCCGCCTCCGTGTTGATGACGATGTGATGGTGCACGCGCACGTACTCGCCCGTCTTGCCGTCCAAATCTGCCGTCACCGGCACATAGCGGAACGGCACCCCTGCCGCTTTGCAGGCGCGCCTCGTTCTTCTCAGCCATAGCTTGAGCTGGTGGTTCGCATTCTTCCAGATCGTCTCAGGGTCCTCCGTCCCGCCGCCGAGCTTTGCAAAGGCTTCGTCCGCATAGCTCAGGCGCATCAGGTGATCTGCGCAGCTGAAATTTTCGTTCAGCAGCCGTGCCAGATGCTTTTCCGCGTTTGCTTCATTCCGCTGCTGCTGCTTGATGTCGCTTTTGAGCTTTCGCTGCGATCGCGTCGGCTTCTCACCCGGCACCCAGTATTTGATTTTTTCGCCCACGGCGCCCGCCGTGTACGTTCGGATGACCCAGTAGCCCTCTGTCATACTTTCACCCTCCGTCGCTATTTTCACCATTTGGGGAAGATGGTTCTAAACTCAGCGCTCAAGGAACCCCGATAACGCGCACGCGCGCGTTATCGTTAATCTATTTAATGTGTGTTCGGCCTTCTGTGCGCCGTCGCGCCCTTTCGGCGGCAGCGCACACAGGGCCGAAGCCCTGTCACAGTCTCCGCGGGAAACCCTCGTAATACTTCCGCACGATCCGCTCGAGCGTCGAGCGGGAGAGGCTGTGCTTCATGCAGATGTACGTCGCGTTCGCGTCCGTCGTCACGAATTCGAAAAGTGCCCGGTAGTAGTCCCCGCCGCCGCACTCCATACACAGGTTGAGGATCTTCCGCTGCGCCTTCTCCGGCATTTCTCGATACAGCAGCGATGAAAAATAGATGTACCCCTGCCTCTCATAGCTCACCGGCACGCTCTTTTTGTATCGGAACATCGCTCTCTCCCCTCCTCTCCCGCTCTTTGTCCGTCAGAAGCGGAAATACTCTTTCATGCAGCGCCACACATTGCGCCACGGATGTGCCATGCACCACTTAAGGCTTTCGTGATAGTCCTCTTTGATGGCCTTCTCTTTTTTTAACGCATTCAGCGCCGCGCACAGCAGCTCTTCCTTGCGCTTCACGTTCGTCTCCGCCTCGCTCAGCTGCGCCCTGATGCTGTTCGTCTCTACCGCGTCCTTGCGCGCGTTCTCTTCCGCGGCCTTGAGCTCCACCATGCGCTCGCCGAGCTGCTTTGCCAGCTCGCGGCTTTCGTTCTTTGCCTTCTCGATGACCTTCATGTCCTCACCGTGGGCCTCGAGCGCCTGGTCGCGCATCTTCTCCGCCTCGTCGATGCGAGAGCGGAGCATCGCCGCCGAATGGTCCGCGCTCTTATACTTCGCGGTGACCTCTTCCAGCGCCTTTTCATTCTCCTCGAGCTTTTCCGTCAGCGTGCCGATCTGCCCGCGCAGCTCGGTCTCTCTGCTCTCCGCCGCCTCCTGCTTATCCAGCGCCTCTTCGAGCATCTTGAGCATCTGCTCCTTCGTGACCTTTTTAATGTTGATCTTCTGCATCGCTCAGCCCTCCACGATCATCCAGTCGTCGGCCAGCATATCCGCCTGAGAGGCGAGCCAGCCGAGCTGCACGCCGCTCGTACCAACAAAGGCCAGCACATTGTTTCCGATGGCGTTGTGATTCACATTGACGTGGAACCCTCCCTTCGTCAAATAGCTGATGCAGCAAGCAAGTTCGACATGCTGGTTCTTGCCGTTCCAGCCTGCGCGGGCGATCTTCATGCCCTTCTTCGCCGCCTCGATGGCGAGACCGAAGCTCATACCGTCAGTCGGGCGATACGCCTCTTCAAATACCTGCTTTGGGCTGAAAGATTCGTATCCGTCAGGGTAGCGGACTTTGTAGCCGTCTTCCTCGGGCTCCATGCTTCTCGGGATGGGCTGGGTCTTCTCGTAAACTTCGCCGCCCTTGCGGATAGCCGGTACTGCCTCGATAAGTTTTGTTCCGATGTACTGTTTCATGGTTCTGTTTCCTTTCTTTTTCGCCCGCAGGCGTGATTAAAGATGTAGCTGCTCGTGCTCGCGCGGCTTCTCGACGAGGATCTTCGCGACCTTCACGTCGCCGTAGCGCTCAAGATCCATCGCCGCGCGCTCCTTGATACCCTGAACGGCGCTCTCTGGCACGTCGGCCTGCAAAATAAACGTCACCTTCATGCCTTTTTCTCCATTGCGCCCAGGTCGCTGAGCCCCCGCTCAATGACGCGCCACACGTGGATGTCGACCATCAGCCCGTCCATGACGATCGCGCGCAGCGTCTCGCGGCTCACGTCCCCGCCGCAGGCCTTGCTGACGCGCTCCGTCCACCCCGGACCGGTCCTCACCTTGTAGCGCACCAGCGCGTCGAAGATTTTCCGCTTCTCCGCCGCGCCGTAGCCCTTGACGCTCAGCGTCGGGAGCGGTTCGGGCGGCGGCGCTTCCGCGGCCGGCCGCTTGTCCTGTTCCACCGTCCACGCAAGGCTGTCCTTTTCGCTCTTCGGCGGCGCGATGGGCGCGGGCTTGTCCGCCTTCGCGCCCTTTTTCTCGCCCGCGCCGAGCATCGTGCGCCGCATCAGCGTGTTAATGGCCCAGTCCGCGCAGTATGTGCAGAAGTCGAGCTTCGCGATCTCCCCGCCGCCCGCGCCGCTCGCCGTCACACTCACGCGCTCGTGCGCGCTCATCCCCGTAATGACCCACCCGCACCGGTCACAAAATACCCGCACCATCCGTCAGCCCTCCAACTTGCACGCGCCGTTGACCTCGAACGGGCAGTACTCCACGTCGCACTGCCGCCTCGCGTGGCGGCAGCCCTTGCACTCGCGGTCCTCCTCGGCCGCCTCAGCCTTTCGGCAATACTTTTTCTGCCGGTAGATTTCACAGTTGATTTTTCCTGCGCAAGCGCTCATTTCATCGCCTCCAATGCTTTCTCCGCCTCCTCGCGTGTGAGAAACGCTTCCTTGCCAAAGTCCTGCAAAATACGCTCCATGTTGAGGAATGTGAGACGGCTCTTTTTGACGAATCTAAATTCCGGCGTGTAATTTCTCGCGCGTTTTGTCACAATCAGATACACCGTATCGCCCACCTTGCATGGCAGCACCACCAGCCGCCCGTCCCTGTCTGCCTCGGCCAGCTCGCGCAGGCGGGCAACGCCCTCCTGCTCCGCATCACGCATTACGATGTACCGTCCTTCCGCGTCTGCTCGCGCAAATTCGGCACAGCGTTCCGGCGTCAGCCCCGTGCCCTCGTAGGCGGCGAGCGCGCTGTATAACTGCCGAATGATCTGCCGCAGCACGTCCTTCGATACGCTGTTCAGCACCGGACCGTTCAGAATCAGGTCCAGCAGCTTCGGCTTCATGCCTTCAAGGTCTGCGAGTGGGCCGAGATACCGGTCCACGCTCTCGTCCACTCTGACTTCTTCGCTCGTCAGCCGTTTCATGCTTCATTTCCTCCTGTTCCGCCGCGCATCCCTGCGCCGCTTCTTCTGTGTTCGTTTGCAATATCTTCCGAACGTCGCGTCCGACACCGCCAGCAGGCGTTCCATCTTGCGCAGATCGCGCAAGGAAAAATAGGGGTAGCCCATCATCTGTCAGCCCTCCTTGTCCTGCCACCCGCAGCTCGGGCATATGAAGGCGTCTTTCTCCGCGTTATAGAAGACGCGCGTCGAGTTGCACGTCGGGCAGATGAAGATATCGCCCGCAAAACCCGGATCGCCCGGCGGCCCCGGTGGGTCTCTGTGCCCCCGCACGACTTCATCGCCGCGTCGCAGGAACTCTTTCAGCGTGCCGCCCCGCTTTTTCAGCCCCTCGTCCATCTTCGTCAGCGCCTCGAGGCCCTGCTGCTGGAATTCGATCAAATTAGCCGCTTCCCGCATCGTTCTGCCGATGCAGCTCGTGTCGATCAGGCCTCTGTTGTGGCTCTGGCATTCGTTGCAGTTGTCGCTCGCGCAGCATCGCAGCGCCGTCAAAACCTCGTCACTTGTCATCGCTCTTGCCCTCCTTCGGCTTGGCGCGCTGTGCGATGCTGAGGCAGTCCGGCTTCAGGTCCTGCCATACCGGCGATTTCGGGTCTCCCACGGCCATCATCATGCTTACCTTGAAGATCCCCGCCGCCGCTTTGTCTCTGCGCGCAAGCATACTGTAGATCGCCGTGAGCAGGTAGGTCGATTCGGCGAGCAGGTCTCCCATCGACCCTTCGGCCGCCAGTTCCTTCACGTTTCCGTTTTCGTTCTTATAGCTCAACATGTCTGCACCCTCCTTAAAATTTGAAGCTCTCGCGGATGATCACGCCGCCGACGTTCGCCTCCGCCGTAAAATACCGATGGTTTTCGTTGATGTGCACGATTCTCCCGTGTACCCCGCCTTTCTTGCCGAGCGCTGAGACGATCCCGTTCGACCCCTCCCAGCTCGTCGGCACCCAGCTATACATTTCTCCGACAAACATGCTCATTTCTCCTTTTCCGGCCGCATCAGCGGCTTAAACACTGTCTGCACGCCCTGCATCTGCGGCGTCAGCCACACGCACCACATGACGTCCATGAGCGGGCTCGCGCCCTTTTTGCCGTTCCGTTCCTTGAAGAGGAAGTCCGACCGCCACGTCAGCGGCAGCACGTAGCTCGGCGGAATCTCGCGAAAGAGCTGTGCTCGCTTCGCCGCGTGCCAATACTGTGCCTTGAGCAGCATCGCAAACGGCTTGCCGATCTCCGCCGCGTGGCGGATAAACTCGTCCGCCAGCGAAAACGGCGGATTCGTGATAATCCAATCAGCCGCAGGCGCGTTTCCCGGCTGTCGAGCGGTCAGGAAGTCTATCCCGTCGCGGATATCCGTGCCGTAGACAGCCATCCCGCAGTTCGCCAGCGCTCGCACCATGTCTCCTTGCCCACGGGCCGGTTCCCATACGACCGTTTCTCCTGGCAGCTTGAGAAAGCGCATCAGCGCCACCGTCACCTCCGGCGGCGTCGGGTACAGGTCGGCCGCCTTGCGCGCCTTTGCCCCGTTCCCGCCCATGATCTGGCTCGCCTGAATACTATTCATCGCGCACCTCCTGCACATAGCACCAGCTCTGCGGCGCGCGCTTGATGTCATATGGCGCTGCGCCGAATCTCGTATTGCGCAGTCCGGTAAACTCGCTCAGTTCGCGCGTCTCGTCGTAGATGCGCAGATCGGAGATGTGCCAGCCGTAACCGTCGCCCCACGCGAGGTAATCATTCAGCATTTTAGGCGTCAAGCAGGCTGCATTGAGCAGCCCGCCGACGGGCGATGTGCGCATGGTGGCGGCGTCACAAATGCGAGTCTCCACTAAATTCGGAATGCCCGTGTACCCGATGTGCGTGATCCAGTCGATTCGGTCGCAGGTAAACTCCCCGATAACCTTGCCCTTGCGGTCTGCCCACTTGCCGCGGTTCCACTTGGCAACATCGCCCCCAAGATCAACTCGAAAAAACTCGTTACAGCCTTGCAGCGTGCAGTAGATATAGCACTTAAACGGCGTGTTCATCTTCGGGCGCGTCTTGCGCACTTCAATCGTCTTATTGCTGTTCTCGATCTTCTCGCACCACTTCGGGCGGATACTGATTAAAACCGCTTTACTCATACATTTATCTCCGTGAAGGCCCTCGCCAGATCGTCAATGATCTGGTGCATGAGCCGGTCACTCACGCTATCCTCGTTCTGGCACCAGAACGTCAATTTCAGGTGCAGCAGCTCGTGCACCAGCGTCTTTTCAAAGCTGAACGGCACAATGCGTTCTCCGTAGTGGGCGGGATCGATGATCTCAATGCGAGCGGTCTTAATGGCTTCCGACCATTCTGTGCAGCCTGCCACGCCATCCATCGACATTTCCTCGGGCCGAAGATGTGTTTCAAGGCTTATTCGCCACTCTTGCAGGCAAAGCCTGCGCTTCCACTTTTTCAGCATGGCGCTCTCTTTAGCGGTCGGTCTCACGCCTGCACCTCCTGCACCTTCCCCAGCGGGCAGTAGAAAAGGCAGTTGTGCTTGCTCGCGTCCCGCAGGATCGCTCTATGTACCGCCTTGCCGCTTTTGTCGAATCGCAGCTCATAGCCCTCGGGGTAATATTCGATCCCAGCGTACAGCACCTTCGGCTTGCGATAGCTGAGCATCGCCGCGCTCACGCAGAGTTTCAGATAGTCGCTGCGCTTCACGCGCCCTCACCTGCCTTTTCGGCGATCATGTCCCGCAGCGCGCCCAGCGCGCGGTAGATCTTCGGGCGGCTCTCCTCATCCAGCTCGTCTACGATCTCCGTCATGCGGTTCACCGTCTCCTGTGCCTGCCGGAACAGGACGGCAAACTCCGCGAGTACCTTGTTGTCCATCGCCGCGGCGCTTTTTTTAACCTTGTCCAGCTCAGCGCGCAGCGCCGCCGCCTCGTCCTCTGCCTTTTCGGCCTTTTCTGCCGCGGCCTGCGCGTCCGCTTTTGCTTGTGTCAGGTCCTCTCTGGCCTTTTTCAGCTCCTCGGCCTTCTTGCCGATCTTCTCCTTGGCGGAAAGCTCCGCCTCCTTCACCGCCGCCGCGATCTGTTCCTCGCTCGCGTCCACGGTCTGCACCGCCACGTCCACGGGCTTCTCGCGCAGCGCTTTCAATTCCCGTTCCAGCTCCGCCGCGCGCTCCTGCGCGGCCAGCGCCGTGCCCTGCGCGTTTTCCACCTCGGCGCGGGCGGCGTCCGCCGCGTCCTGCGCCTTCTGTGCTTCCGCCGCGGCCTCCTCGTTGGCCTTGCGCTGTTCGTCCAACTCGCGCCGCGCCTTGTCGCGTTCCAGCTCAGCGAGCTTGCGCTGCCGGATGGCCTCTTCAAGCTCGCGTTTGCTCATCTCGGCAACGCTTTTTTCTTCCCCGTTGACAACGTGTTTTTCGCTTGCAAAATTCTCTCGCTCAGATGCCGGCAAAGCCAGTAATACCAAGGCTTTTGAGGTCCCCAAATCCCCCACCAGTGAGGTATTTCCGTACTCCCTCGCAAGCTGCATAAATCGCTGCGCGCTCGTCTCCGAAAACTCCACTTTTTCGCTCAGCCACGGCAGCCATTCCCCGTGTTTGAGCTGTGCTTTTGCCTCGATCAGCCGCTTGCCAATCTCGATGACGGCCTGTCCGCCGACATTTTTGTAAAAAATGATCTCGTCCGTGATGGCGGTGATGCTGCGCACCTCGCCGGCCACGGCCATTTCCATTGTTTCGCTCATGCGCCTTTCCTCGCTTTCTTGTCCACTTTGTTCGTTTCAGCGAACTTTTTGCGTTGTTCCTCCATAAACCACGGCGTCAGCACGTCGCGCTCCCATCTGTCGCAGAAGTCGCGCACCTTTTTCGGGATGCCGTGCTCATACTGCTTGCGCTCGCCGTGGCGTTCGTTGCCGTAGCCGTGCAGCTGGATCTCCTTCGGCATCGCCCGCGTCAGGTCGATGTTCAGCGTGTAATAGCTGCGCTCTGGCCTGCGGTAGTGCCGCACAAAGAAGATCGGCTTGCCGCTGCAATGTGTCCTGCCGTAGGTGCCCACGCAGTGGCGCAGGGTTTTTCCCTCGTCGATCAGCTCCCGCTCCTCCTGTGGGATGCGGATGCAGAGTTCGCCGTCCGTCCATTCCAGTGCCTTGAGTCGGATATAAACCGGCGTAAAATCCGCCGAGTAGTACTTCACGCCCTCGTGCGCCGCGTACATCTCCATTACGCGGTCGTGCGCCGCTTGCAGATCGCGCGGCCACAGCGTTTCGTCCTGGTCCGCCAGCCACAGCGCCCGCAGCACGCGCCGGTAATCGAGCAGCAGTTGCACGCCGCCTTTCAGCCGCTTTTGCTTTTCGAGGTATTTCACCACATGCGTCGGGTGCAGATCGGTCTCGACGGCCCGATAGGCGCCCAGCAGTTTTTCCATGTCGTTCAGGCCGAGCTTGCCGACCTCCTGCACGAATTGCAGCGCGTCCGCGTTCTTTACAAGCATTCGGTAGCTCGCCCAGCACCGCGCGGTGCCTTCACTCCAATGCTTCCCGCGCACCTCGCGGAAGGCTTCCTTGCTCATGCCGAGCATTCGGTGCGGCTTCGTCTCGCTCCAATCGACCCACGGAATATTTGGTGCGTCGCGCAGCATGGAATAGTTGCCGCACATGTTCAGATAGTTGTCAATGGTCTGCGTTACCGCATCGCCGAACCCCTGCCGCATCAGGTTTTCCACCTGCGGGTGCTTGCGCCAGACGTGCAGATACGCCCCCGGCCAGGTTCCGCCCGCGCCGATGTATTTGTCCAGTGCCGTCTTCTCGCCCGTCGTTCCGCCGAGCTCTGGGCCGTAGGCGCATACCCAGCCGCCGACCTGCCGTCCGTTCACGGCGCCGTGGCAGTAATAGGGCTGCTGCATCGGGTCGCAGCTCTGCTTGCAGGGTGTCCACGTTACGTCACGCGCCTCGTTACTGTGGCGCACCGCGCGGAAGCGCCGCAGCACGCCGCAGCGGTCCACGATCAGCGCCGCGTGCGGCGAGAACGTCGCGACGTCTGTTCCCGTGTTGTCCTGATATCGCGCCACCATCCAATAGAGCACCGCGAGATATCCGTCAATGTTCAGCGTTTCGGCTTGCAACGCTTGAAGCGTGCGCCCCTGCCGCAGCTCGCTCCGCCGCGTCACGACCACGCTCTGGTAGCAGCGCGGGCAAACGATCGTCTCGTCATCAAAGAAGATTTGCGCATCGTCGTCTCCCTTGTCGACGTAGCCGTCATAAATCTGTCCGTCCTCGCCCTGCCTCAAGACAATGCCACTCGTACCGCTGTCGCTGACATAGCCCGCAAAAAACTCTTCTCCGCAGCTTGAGCAGGTGCAGCGCGCGCCCCAGCGGCGCTTCCGAGACTTCTCCCAGCGGTCCCAGTCTTCCGCGTCCATGATCTGCGCAATAGGATTTGCGGTCTCCACGCTCTCGCGGCTGTAAAGCATCAACCCGGTCCCGAGCATGTCGTTGTCATAGATATCTTCCAGCACGTCGTTTTGCAGGTCTCCGCATGGCTGGAACGGCAGCTTGTCCGCCAGATTCTCCCATCCGGCGTCTGTGCGGCGGCTCATAAAAAGTCCGCAAGGTCCACGACCTTGCGCCTCTCCGTCCGCGGTGCTGCGTCTGTGCCGCGCTCCGGCAGGCCGAAAAACTCACGCAGGATGTCCTCGGCCTCCGCGGGCGTCACGCACCCGCAGTTGCCGACCTTGTTCTTTTTTGCTCGCTCGGCGATCTTCTTCTCCGCCGCCGCGAGCGTCATCTCTTTGTTCTGCGTCAGGTCTGTCAGCAGTAGTGCCGCCGCGGCCTCGTCGCCGCGGATCATATCTTTCAGCTGCTCGCCCACCATCCACACCGCCGAGCGCTCTTTCGGCTGCTGGCCCTCAATGGCGGCAATGGCATCTTGAATCGTACTCATTTCCCTTGCGCTTCTTCCCCGCCGCATGTTATAATGGCGGGGAAGAAAATCTCCTTTCATGTGTGTTTTTCTTCGTGGCGGTTGACCGGTGCCATCGGTCAGCCGCCTTTTTCATGCGTTCGCGGCCTGCATGGCCCATTCCGGCATGGCGCTTTTGGCTCTCGTCCGCCGGTCCGGCACGTACAGCGGGCAGCGCACGACGCGGTAGCTGTCGGTCGTGTAGCGGTAGCACTTCTCGCCGTGCTCGCTTTTCGAACCGTTGATCGTCGTTTTCTCCGCCTCCCAGCCCTTCACGGGCTCGAAGCGGATCGCGTGCGTCGCGGGATCTCGCTCTGTCCACGAGCAGCCGCCGCACGCCCGCGCGCACGACCAGCACAGCGTCGGCCGCGTCTGCGGCGCGATAAATCGCTTGTCGTCCATCATCTGCGGCGCGTTCTCTTTCTCCTCGGCTCGTCCAGCTTCAGGACAAGCACCATCCCGCGCCACGTCAGCCATCCGGCGCCCACCGCCGCCAGCCACGTGACCGCCGGGTCGGTCTCCGCCGCCGCGGCCGCCAGCCACGTGACCGCCGGGTCGGTCTCCGCCGCCGCGGCCGCCGCGTCCATCGCCAGGCACCCCGGCTCCAATAGGCACAGCAGCAGCACCGCGATCCACAGCAGCACCGTCAGCCGCAGCAGCACCGCCGCGTAACGCAGCGCTCTTTCTTCTCTTGTGCGATTCTTTTTCATTTGTTTTTCCTCATTTCTGCAAAGGCGTTTCCCTTGCGTGTTATTGCTTGATGTAGAATTTTGCCTTGCCGCGCATCAGCTCATTGAGGTAGGTCACGCGCAGCCACGACCCCAGCTTTTCGCGCTGCTCGTCGCTGAGCGTGTCCACGTCCACCTCTCCGCCGTCCGCCGTCTTGACGTAGGCTTTCACGATGATTGGCTCCTGTTTTCGCTTCCCCATTCCTGCACGCTCCTTTCCCTCGAATGTATGCCGCCGCGGCATGTCCGCTTGCCGTGTTCACTCGACCAGCTTGATTGAATACTCGATCCTCGAGCCGCCATGCCTGACCCGCTGGCGGCTCATTTTTTTAATGGCTTGTCGCAGCGCCTCAAAGGCTTCCTCGCTGCGCACCGTCGCCTCGTTCTCCGGCGTCGCCCCGTGATAAACATCCCACGTCGTCGCCATCTTCAAAACTTGCATCTGTGTTACTCCTTTCATATTTCAGACGAAGCACCGTTTCAGGGTTTGTGAAATTCGCACTCAGCAACCTAACCAGCCTTTTCAAGGCCGGGTAGCTCTTGCGCCGCTCCCTGATCCTGATTCCGTCCTTTGTCGCTACGGTCTCGCGCTCTCCACACCGGATCGTTACGGCATTCCGCTCGATCTGCACGTCGGGCGGGATGTTTTTATCGCTCTGCATCTGCTTTACGCTCCTTTCTCGTTGCCCTCTTTGATGAACTTCCCTCTTTCGGGCATTTCCGCATCAATAATCAATCTGAATGCGCTCATCCAGATATCGGTGACCTCTGCATCTGCCAGCTTCCCGATCCCCTTGCACCTAATAGTTACGTATTGGGTGTCATCGGCTGGTGATCCGCCAAGGCTTATGCCGGAAAGATCATCGGTCACAATCTTTCCCAGCAATTCTGCCACCTTCATGTCATTCTCCTTTCTCTTTGCTGTTTTGATAGCGTTTGTCGCTCTCGCCGTGTTCTTCGCGCCATTTATCCCAGAACCCCTTCTCCGGTAGCTTCGCGCGGATGAACATTCCGAAAATGCCTGTTCTTACGCTTTCGAGTTCTGCATCCGCCAGCTCTCCGTGCCCGGCGAGGTCGATTGAAATATGTATGCCGTCCGGTAGATATCTTCCGCCCGGCTGCCTGCTCGGCGTAGTGCCGTCGCTGATCGTCGTCATCTTTAAAAATTCCAGTAACTTCACGTCCTGCACCTCCCTTCTTATGCGCTCCTCGATTTATCCTCGAAGAACTTCGTCCACTCGAACCCCAGCACCGCCGCGATTCGCTTTGCAGCCTTGACAGATGGTGCGCGCCTTCCGTTTTCGATGTTGCTATACGACGCTCTTTTCATTTCAGCAGCGCGGGCAACCTCTTCTTGGCTCATTCCCTTTTTATCTCTCATGCCCTTTAGCCACTCCAAAATATCACCTCCTTATAGTAAATGCGTCTTTATGAAGCTATTATAGTTTCATAAAGACGCATTTGTCAATATACTTTTACAAAAAAGTTTCATTTTGACGCAATTTGATATATTGTCTTGATGTTTCAATTTGAATCTGTAAAATATAATCGAGGTGGTTATATGGACAGATTGAAAGAATTGCGTGTCGAAAAACATGAAACGCAAGCGACAATTTCCGAGCTTTTAGGGATTACTCGCGGAGCTTACACTAATATTGAAAACGGCAGACGCTCTCCTGACATAGATTCCCTTAAAACTCTGGCGGATCATTATTCTGTTAGCATTGATTACATACTTGAACGAACAAACAATAAGAAAGGAATTGCTATGTTTACTATGTCGAAAGAAGAGAGAATGGAGTACGCTCGAGAATACGCTGGAATGGGCGACGATGAGAAGCGTATGTGGCTTATTGACCAAGGAAAAAAGAACGCTGAGGCTATCGTCCCTGGCGAATACGCAAGGTTTTTCGAAAATGAAGGAGTATCAGACGTCTCTTCTCTAATTGACGATGAGGGGAAATTACTTGCTCTCTATCGCGGTGTGAATCCTGACGGGCAACGCTACATTTTGAAGCAGGCCGAATTTGCCAATTCTCAGGAAGAATACCGTCTATCCCCCGCCCCTACCGCAAAGTCGGGCGCGTGATTCACGTTGACTTCCGCAGGAAAGATTAAAGTCCCGCCGTTCCGCCAGCAAAGGAGTGATATCCATGACCCCGCCAAAAGGCTTTTCTGTATCTGATTCCCCACCGCTGCCTGATCTTCGTATTGCCGCGGCCTATATCCGCGTCTCCACCGATGAGCAGGTGGAACTCTCTCCTGCTTCGCAGCTTGTCGAGATCCGCAAGTGGGCCGCGCGCAATGGCTATATCGTGCCGGACGAATTTGTTTTCATGGACGAGGGCATTTCCGGCCGCGGCGTGAAAAAGCGCGACGAATTCCGCCGCATGATCGGCGTCGCCAAGACGAAGCCGAAGCCCTTCGACGCGATCCTGCTCTGGAAGTTTTCTCGTTTCGCCCGCAACCGCGATGATGCGGTCATGTATAAGTCGATCCTGCGCAAGCAGCTCGGCATTGATGTCATCTCCATTTCCGAGCCCGTTGCCGAGGGCGGCATGGGCCTCATTACCGAAGCGCTCATCGAGGCGATGGACGAATACTACAGCATCAACCTCGCCCAGGAGGTCAAGCGCGGCATGGAGGAAAAGCACCGCCGCGGCGAGGTGCAGAGCAATCCGCCGTATGGCTACGGCATCAAGGATCACGTTTTCGTACCGAAACCGCCCGAGGATGGCTTTGTGAAAGAGCTGTTCCGCCGCTACCTCGCTGGTGAAGGCTGCTTTCCGCTCGCGCGCTGGATGAACGAATGCGGCCAGCGCACGCACCGCGGCGGCAGGTTTGAAAACCGGACCATCGAATATATCCTGCGCAACCCCGTCTATATCGGCAAGCTGCGCTGGAATCCGGCCGGCCGCACCCGCCGCGACTTTGCAAATGAGAATGTCGTTCTCGTTGACGGTAAGCACGAGCCGCTGATCGACGAAGAGACTTTCAATGCCGTTCAGCGCCGCATCGACGAGCAGAAGCTCTTGTACCCGCGCTATGCCCGCGCGTCCGGAACGCAGAAGCATTGGATCTCCGGCCTTGTCCGCTGTGCCGTCTGCGGCGGTGGCCTCATCGTGAATACGCCGGACTATATGGCTTGCAACAATTACGTGCGCGGCTCCTGCCGCGTCCGGCAGACGGTGCGCCGCGACGCGCTGGAGGCTGCACTGATCTCCCGCCTGCGGGAGGACGCCGCCCGCGGTTCGTCTCTGACCTTCGATGTGGTCCGTTCCAGCGACGGCTCCGCATCTTCCCTATCCGCCGTCGAGGCCGCGCGCGATTCCGCCGTTCGCATGCTCGACCGCCTGCGCGACGCTTACCTCACCGGCGCCGATACGGTCGAAGAGTACAAGGCCAGCAAGGCCGCCGTGCAGAAGCGCATCGCCGATCTCGACGCGCAGATCGCCGCCATGCAGAAAGAGGACCGGGCCGCCGCCGATCCGAAGCTGCTGCGCTCCGCTCTCCGCGCCGTCGTCAAAACGCTGGAATCCCCCGACACCACCGTTGCCGAAAAGAACGCCGCCGTCCGCAGCGTCACCGACAATATCACCTGGAACAAAGCCGCCAACACCCTCACCATCCACTACCGCCTCGTCCTTTAGTCATGCTCATTTTATGGTTAATTGATATATGGCGGCCGATATTCCATTTATCCATAATAATACCGGCCATTTACGATTGAACCGTATATCTCGCGCTCATCAAAAAAGGCAGGGCCTTTGCCCCGCCCTTTACTGTTCCGTTGTCTTGAAGTAATATTTTACATATTCCCGTTCGAGCAATTTGAAGTCGCAGCACACCCTTGTGAGAAACGGATTGCGCCCGCCTGTTGCGCCGTCGTATGTCTTTCTCGCGTGCCGGTATACGTCCTCTTTGTGGTCGTTGCAGAATTCCAGTTGATTCCGCAGCAGGTTCTTGTAGCGCTCGTCTGGCTCTTTTTCGATATCGAACGGGACGAGGAAAAAATCTTTCGCCGGAACCATATTGTTGAATCCGAGAATGCCATATTTCCCGCCGTCAATGCGCATAATATGTACATTGCTTTTCAGCTTTTCGTGGTTCGGCTTCGGCGATTCCATTGGGACGAAGTATTTGTGCCCGTTGATTTCCAGAACAACGCCGATGTAGGGGCGGCGTTCCCTTTTATTAAACTGCACGCGGTGGTCCTTTTCGTGCAGAAATTCGATAAATCCGTCTCTGATTCTATATATTCTCAGCTTTTCCATGGCAATCTCTTTCTGTAAAAAAGCGGGGCAACTTGCGTTGACCCGCTTTTTAGCTCCTCACTTAAGGCAGAGGCTCTCCTCTTTTTTGGCTCCCCACTCAAGGTAGGGGTTCTCCTCTTTTTTAGCTCCTCACTTAAGGCAGAGGTTTTCCTCTTTGGGGGCGGCAAGAACTGGCGACCGGGTATTGTTCTTGTCAGCAGAGCGTCGCCCATGGGTCCCGCTCTGTACTGTTATTATATGCGATTGTTTCAAAAAGTCAACATTTTGCGAACATTTCTTTTGCCAGTTGTTGCCAGTTGTTGCCAGTTACGGCCAGTTACGGCCAGTTGTAGCCGTTTTCGGACAAAAGGGCGAGGCCTCACGGCCCCGCCCCTTCTCTTAATTCCACGGCATCTCGCCAAGGTCTTTCTCGCTGTAATTCTTACTGAGATAGAGCTTGTCTTTCTGCTTCCGGCTCAGCGGCAGCTTGTTGATCGCCTCGACGACCTTTTCTTTCTTGCTTCCGCTGACGGGATTGCCGTTCTCGTCCTTGTCGGCTTCCAGATCGGCCGTCGCGTCGTTGAAGTCTCTGATGGTCTCGTATGCTTTCTTGCGGCTCATGCCGCTGTCGACGAGCTCCTGATAGAGCGCTGTCTGCGAAGTGCTCAGCGCCTTGCCGCCTTCCGCCCAATACACGCGCGATTCGTTCAGCGAATTCTTTCCGAAGAGCCCAGCGCGCAGCGCCTCGAACGGATCTTCCAGCAGTGGCTCCACCGGATATTGCAGCCTCTTGCTGTCGCCAAAGCCCTGATACGACCCGCCGCGAATCACAGCATCGCCGCCTTGCAGCATCTTTTCGGCTTGGCGGCCGCCCGGAAGCGTGTCGCCCGCGAGGCCCACGAGCTGCTTCGCGACCTCTGCCCAAAATTCGCCCGCACTATCTGCGTTCTTGAGTGCGTCTTTCGTCTTCCCTGCTGCGCCAACGATGTCGGGCATCGGCAACGTCTGGTCGCCCCATCCCATCAGGCCCGCCACGTTGCGCACATACGGTACATCGTTGCTGATGTTGTATAGCGTATCTTCCGCCGCCGACCAGCCGTCAAACTCGTCGTTCATGTCGTTTGGATCGGTGTCGAAAAGGCGCTCGCCGAAGATGTTTTCGGTCACATCGTCGGTGATCATCTTGAGCATGTCGCTCGAAGTCAATCCGTTGCCGGACGCGGCGGCGTTCAGCCCCATGCCGATGACGTCAAATGGCGCAGGCGTTCCGCCGTAGGCATCCTCGTCCAACCGGTTGAGCAGGAATGCGAGCAGCATATAGGCAATGGCGTCGCTTGCGAGCTTTTTAATGGCCTTATCCTTGCCGATTTTCGCGGCCATTTCCTTGAAGCCGGGGCCGAGCCGGTCCTGCGTGATGTGCTCGAATGTGTTCGCCGCCTCGACCTGGAACATGTTCAGCATTTGTGCGATAAGGTTTTTCGACTGGAACGTCAGCGGCACCGAGCCTTTCGAGCGTGTACCCATGATATCGCGCGCCCAGCGGTCCGCCGCTTTCATCGCCTCCTTCGGGCTCTTGCCCGCGTCCAGCTCCATACGGTACTTGCCGCGCACAGCGATCGTGCTGACGAGAGTATCGACCTTTTCCAGCGGGCTGAATAGCTTTTCTATCGCTTTTTCACCCTTGGTGCTCTGGATATAGTCAATGCCGCTCTTCTCCGTCAGGAAGTCGCTCTCCCCGCGAAACGCGCTCATGCCGGTCGTCTTTCCTCTCAGGATGTCGCCCACAGCGCGCCACGTATATTTTTGGCCGAGTTCGGTTGCGATCATCGGCAGCTGCGCCGTCTGGTTCAGTGCCGACGAGAGGTTCCCCGCCACGTTCGCGCGGGCGAACATGCGGTTGAGCTTCTTCGCGCCGTTCAGCGCTTCGCGCCCGACTTCGCGCTCCATTGCGCGGTCCTCGAAAAGCTGCTTGCCCGCCAGCTTGTTTGCGTAGTCATCCAGCCACGAAACAAGATCGCTGAATTTCGTCGCGTCCTCAATGCTGCGGTACTTCTCGTCCGTATACTGTTCCATCAGGTTTGTCAGGTCCTCATAGCTCAGGAAGGTATCACCCGTGATCTTCTTTTTATCGCGCAAGTATTCTTCCTTCACATCCGCCGGAGCGTAACGCATGACCTCCATTTGGTCGATGTCCGCCTTCATCTCTTCCGGTGCGAATGTCGACCTCAGGTAGTTTGCCATCTGACGCACGCGCATGATGTCGTCCGTGTGATACAGCACGTCGCTCGCATAGTCCACGTATGTCTCGAAGCCCTTGACGATATCGTAGTCCGTCTCATCGCCTCTGCGGTGCTGGAAGAACGGATTGTACCGCTTGTTCGGCTTGAAGGATTTCGTCAGACCTGCGATGCTCGTCGGCAGCTTGCCTACGCCAGAGCCGAGGTCGACGCCGATCTCCTTGAGCGCGTTTTCGAGCTTGTCGTTCGTTTCCTTTGCTTGGAAATGCGGCGCGTAGCCCTTGATAAAGCCGATGGGCTCGTATCCGTGCGCTACAAGGAAGTCGTTGATCGCGGCGTAGAGCTTGTCATAGAGTTCGGTGTACTTCTCGATCGCGTTCTCAACCTTCGTGCGGTCGACGTTCTTTGCCGCCGCGTAGTCATCCTGCGTTTGCAGCCAGTCGGCATACTGCCGCGCCAGATCGCGCGAACCTTTGTCGAGGCTGAATTCCCGCGCGGCGTCTTTCATCTCTGCGCCATTTTTCAGGTTTTCCGCTGCCGCTCTGATGCTTTCCGCCGCGCCGGACTTTTCAACCAGCTCCTCGACGGTTCGTCCCTCTTTCAATCTCTGCGCAAAGGCGCTCTCGTCCTTGTTCAGTGCGCTTTTCTTGCCGTCCGCGCCTTCAAAGGTTCGGACCTCGTCAAACATGCGGTTGATGAAGCGCTTGCGCTCCTGCTCGTTCTCGTAGACCGGCTCGAAAACAGCCTCGTTGATCTGCTGGCCCTGCTTCCAGCCGAAGAGCGCGCGCATAATACGCTGCGGCGTGCGATGATAAAGCACAAATCCTTTACTTGGGTCGAAGAGCTTGTTTAGGCCCTTTCGGTTGATCTCCGGCGCTTCTGTGCCGATGAGCTCGCGCGCCTGCTCGCGCAGTGCGTCATTGATCTCGATGCGCTGCTGCTGCAAGAGCCCCGTCTTCGTCGCCTTCTGCGCCGTATAATAGTCCACGAGCTCAAGCACGCGCGACTTTTTCACGCTGCGAGGGATATCGGACATCGAGCGCTCACCGTTTGCGATGTCTCGTGCGATGGCCTTTTCCTGCCGCGTCGCGCCCAAGCGCTGCTCGGCGCGCTTCGTTGCGTTCTGGATGCTCTTTGCCGCCTTGTCATTGGCGATAAGCTGTTCTGCGTTGTGGTAAATGCCTGCGCTGTTCGCTATCTTCACGCCCAGCTCGTCGAGCGCTTTTGTGCCCTTGAATTCGTCTCGGCTCTTGACGCGCAGCCGCTCAGCCCGATCCGCCGCGCGCTGCTTGTCCAGCGCATCGAGATAGGCATCGTAGCTGTCGAAGCCGGATGGCTTGATGTTGTTCGTTGCCGCCGTCCGTGCGCGCTCGAGCTTCGTTTTCCACTCCGCAGGGATCGACGCGTAGTCCCCGCGCTTGCCGTCCTGCTCCGCCTTTTCATAGGACCACTCCTGCCCGGCAATCTCCGCGTCCGCAAGCTCTGCGTCGGCGATGTCCCTGCGGCCCCGGTTCAGCTGTTCCGCCGCGCTGCCGCTTACCGAAAATCGACCTGTCGGCTTGACATCTCCTTTGTTCTGTGATACGCTCGCGTCCGCAAGGTCATCGGCGCGTGCCACCGGCTCGGCAGTTTCAATGCCGACATTGCGGAGTGGCGCCGTGTCCTTGTTTTCTTCGCCCATGATCTGCTGCCGGGTCTCATCGCCCGGCGTCGGTGACTTGACATTTCCGCCGCGGTCTGCTATTCTCTTTTCGGAGAAATTACGTGATGTTGAGCGAGCCCCTCCGGTAACGGCTGAGGGCACGGCGCCGCCGGTAATTTCTCCGGCTTTTGCCTCGGCAGCAGTGTGCTTGTCGGGGCTTTTTGCTTTGTCCACCAGCCGAATGTTGTTGATGTCGTACAGGATCTTGCGATCCCGTCCATCCGCAATGTTCAGCGTTGCCTCGTAAATATTGCCGGATCGGTCTTGCAGATATGTCTTTCTGTGTTCCCATCCGTTTTCATCCATCCACTGATGATTGTGTTCATCGGTGGAATTTTCATATCTGGACGTCGTGAGCGCTTCGTCAAGGTGGACGACCGCAAGGCTGCGGATATTGTCGCCCGTGCTTCTCGCCAGCTTGTCGATGACCTTGTGGCTGTTTTTCGCGCCGTCTTTCTGCACGCGGTCGTTTGTGCGGGCAAGATAGATCGTTTCTGGCTTTCCGGCTGCATCGTATGCCGTCAGCTCCATTCCTGCCATATTGTTATAGACGTATCGGCCGAGCGTCTTGCCCCAGTCTCTCGGGCGGATTCCGTCAAAGAGATTCGTGTCGAGCATGACGCCCTTGCCGTATGTACCGTTTTCCCCTTCGACCTCTTCGAGCACGCTGAACTTCTCCGGCGGCCCTGTCCTGCGTTCCGTCGCCGCCGCAGTCTCGCGGCCCTGTTCCGCCGCGTTCTGTGAGCTCTCGACCTGTAGGGCGTTTTCGCCTTCCTCTCCGCTCTGCGACAGCGCGCTTTCGGCCTCTCGGCTGAATCGGCTCGCCTTTTCGTCATACTGGTCGATCTCGGCATAGGCATCGCCCATGATCTCTTCCCACACATAGAGCTCGATATCGCTCTCGCTCATTCCCGCGTAGTTGTCGGTCAGCGCTGCGTAGCGCTCGAAGTAAGCGTCGTACACCTTGCCCCACTCTTCGCTGCTGTACCGGCTCTGAACGTCGCGCATAAACGTCCTGACGTTCTCGCGCCTCGCCACTTCGGCCAGATATACCACCCGTTACTCGACTGTGCGATGTACCCTTCGTTCACGCCCTCTTGAACAGCCACCATCAGGAGTGCCGCCTTTTCCGCCGCGGACGGCACTTCGTTATATTTCTTAATATACTCTTCTTCAAACCTATCCGTCAGTGTGTCAAAGGTGTCAATCGAATAGAACAGGTTGATATCGTTTATTGCTGGCGCAAAGTCAATGTCTCCTTCTGCGCGAGCCTCATTTTCATAAGCACTGCAAACTCCGCCCAGGGCCTTTTCTATCAATTCGTCCTTATTGTTTTTGGCGAATTCCCAAACGCGGGTCGCGTCCGATACTCCGATGGTATCTGCGATTCCCTGCATTACCGTCAGGCTATTATTCGCGTTCTCCGGCGTTGCGTACTGGTCGAGTGGCGCGCGCCCGCCCATTTCCAATGCGTCCGCTTTGCCCTCTGCTGCGCCCTGTGCGGCGTTCGGCTGTGTGGGCGTCAAATGGCCCTCGCCCACGCCCTGCGTGCTCTCAGGCGTCACCGCAGACTGTTCGGGCATGGTGTTCTGCCGTTCGACCGTCTGCGTGGGTGCCGGTTCGGCGTTCTGCTGCTGCACCGGCTGCTGTGCTGTCGGTGCGGTCTCTTCCGGCGTCATCGCTTCCGCCGACGGCGTGGCCTCCTTCGTCTCCGCCGCGGCGCGCTCGGTCTCGATTTGCGCGCTTCTTCGCTGAATGCCCTCTACGCCGCTGCCCAGCAAGCCGAGCGCACCGCCGACGAGGAAGTCGTTCAGGATCTCCGCCGCGTCAAGCTCGCTGAGGTATTCTCCGAGGTTTTCGTGCCGCTTCTTGGTGTAGATCGTCTGCAAGGCTGGCTGCACGATGTCCTCAATGACTTCCTCGCCGCCCTCGGATAGGAACGACAGGGCGAGCCGTCCCGCCGCGTTCCCGTTCATCTTGGCGATTGCACCGTCGATTGCCTTGTCGAGGAAACCGCCGCCGAACGCTTTCTTGAACGGCGCTGCGACGTTGCTGATCTTCTCTGTCGCGATGCTCACCGCGCCGCTCGCCGTGCCGTACAGCAGCGCCCGGTTCTGTGCGTCCAGCTGTCCCGCCGCGCTCATGCCGGGCTTGTCCGCCGCCTCCGCCGCCTCCTGCGAGTTTCCGCCGAATACGCGCAGGAACATCGGGCCGAGCGCGCTGCCGCCGCCGAGCGCCGCGTCGGCGACCATCTGTGTGCCTGCCACGCCGACGTTATTGAGGTACTTGCCGACCGGCGTGAGCCCTTCGTTCGCCTTTTCCATGTTGTCGGATGCGGTCTTGCGCAACTTCTGATAGGTGCCTTGCAACGTCTCCTGCGCACCCTTCGTCGCGTCCTGATAGTTTTTCACCCGCTCGCCCGCGGCCTTGCTGTTGATCTCGATGAGGCGCTTGTTGCGGTCGATAAGTGTCTGCCACTGCTGGCGCTCCTCCTCGGTCTTCGCCGCCTTGAGCTTTTCGGTATAGGCGGCGATGTTCTTTTTTGAGGCTTCGATCTCTCCGCGCTCCTGGCTCGCTGCGTAGTTCAGGCCACTGGGCGCACGCAGCAGCGTGTCCGCCGCGCCGACCATGTCCGCCGCATAGCCCGCCGCCGCGCTCTTGATGATCGGCGTAATGCTCTTTTTTGTCTTGTCACCGGTGATCTCGCGCACCTCCTGCGCGTGTGTGCGATTGTAGCTCTTGCGGCCGCGCTCTTTGTTTTTCTGATCCGCCGCCGCGCGTTTCATCATCGCTTCGTCCAGTGCTTTTTGATAAACGCTCTGCGCTGTCGGCGTCTTCGCCGTATTCGCCGCAGGGGATGTGCGCTGCACATCCCCTGTTTTTACAAGCCGACCGTGCGCGCCGGTGCCGACCACCGTGCGCTTTTCTTCCTGCTGCTCCTGTGCCGCAGGCGTTGTCTTAACAAGTCGTCCCATTTAGCCCTCCTCGTAGGAATAACCATACTGCTTGAGCAATTTCTGCATTTCTGCTTTCTGCTCGCTCGTCATCATCGGCCAGGTCTTGTCGAGCGTCGAAAGGATTCGCTCGCCCTCGCCGTTCTTGAGCGACGTGTTGAAGCCAGACAGCAGCGCAATGAACGGCCCCTGTGCCATCGTCTTACTGCTGTTCGACACGCCGCCGTTTTCCAGCCACGTCTCATAGTCCGAATACAGCCCGCTCGACGAGGTGAAGCCGAATTTCTGATAGTTTGCCTTCTGCGCGAGCCAGCTCTTGGGATTGCCGCTCTTTTTCGCCGCCTCGAAAAGGCCCTGATAGTCGAGCCCGCTTTCGTTGCCGTCGGTCGTATTTCCGCCGCTCGTCCCGCCGGACCGCCTCGTGGTCCCGCCGCTTCTGCCGCTCGTCTTCGCGGCAGCCTGCGCCGCCTGCTGCTTGTAGTAATTCTCGAGCGCCTTGACGTACTCGCTCTCGTACCCGCTCTTGCCGATGAGCCCCGCGCTCGGCGACGCGCCTGCTTGCAGCATCGCGTCGACCTGCGACCGGCTGAGCTCCTGGTCCTGCTGCTGCTTTTCCTTGATCGCATCCAGCACACCGAGATAGCGGTTGTACTCCGTGTTGTCCTGCCCCTGCAAATTGCCGAGGTAGTCCTGCAAGCGGCCGTACTCGCCGAGATAGTTGTTGTACTCGAAGTTGCGGTCCGTGTTGAACTGCCCCAGCTGGTCGAGATACTTCGCGTAGTCCAGCTGCTCCTGCTGGTTCACCGCGTTCAGGTCGCTCAGCTTCATCTGGTAGTCCTTGAGATACCGCTCGTATGCCTGCTGATAGAGCGTCGGGATCACGTCGGAGAGCTTCGTCGCGTAGTAGTCGCCCGCCTGCGTCGCCGCGTTCACGGCGAACGAGCTCGGCCGGCCGCCGCTCGCGGCGCTTGCTTTCGCCAGTGCGTCCGCCGTCGCCCGCTCGCCCTCGCGCAGATACGTCTTTTTGTAGCTGCCGTACTGCGGATCCGTCTCCTTGCTCCACGAGAACGGATCTCGCTTGAGCGCCGCGTCCAAAAGCTCCTGCTGCTTCTGCTGGAAGCGGTTTTCGTAGCTCGGCGCGCTGCCGTATGTAAACGGCTTGAACGAGCCGATCTTGTCGAGCGTCTCGTCGATCTTCGGCGCGTACTTGCCGTCGCTCACGTACTGGCTGCCATCCGCGCCGGCAGTGTAATTGCCGTAGCTGCTGCGCAGCTGGTTTGCCTTGGCGTTGATGAGCGCGCGCTGCTCCGCCGTCGTCGCGCCCGCGTACTGCTTCTTGAGGTCGAGCACGCTCATGCCGAACTCAGGGTACTTTTTCGCAAGGTCGAGATCGTACTGCGAAAAATTCACATTGCTGCCGCTCGCCGCCTTTTGAAAGTCATCGTATGTATACGCCATTTTCTTCTCCTCTCTGCTTGAATTTTTACTGTGGTCCGCGCGTGCTCTTGAGCTCGCTGCCCGCGTAATACTCGCGGTTCATCGAATACACGCGGCACTCGCCCTTGCCCTCGATGCGGATGCGGTAATGGTCTGCGCGCCGCGGCACGATGGGCAGGTAATAGCTGCGCTTTCGCTCCGGTTTCAGCGTTTGCCCGGCCTGCACCCACTTCCCGTCGGAATCGAACTGCATCAGCGCCTTTGCTTCGGCCCCCGCCGCGACCTCGATGCGCACCCACAGCTTGGCGATGCTCTTCTTCACGCCGTCGTAGCTCGTACTTTGGCTCGAGCCCTTTTCCGTGAAGTCGCCCGTCTCGGCGAACCACGTGAAGTCTTCCTCGTCCGTGCAGCCCTCCGGCGCGTCGAGGATGTTGCCCGTCAGCGCGATCTTGCCCTCCGCCGTCAGGAAATAGGTGTTCCCCTGATAACGGCAGAAGTGCGTCGCGTGCGTCTTGTCCTCGATATGCCACATGCCCTTGCGCGTGTCGTAGACGTAGAGCTTCCACTCCCCGCTCTCGTCCTGCGCGCTCAGATAATACTTGAGGCCATCGCTCCCCGCGCGTCCGTTCCGCAGCCTCGTCATGCCGAAGGCGTCATGCAGGCTTTGCGGGATGCCGCCTGAGTAGATCATCACGCCCGAGGTGGAGAGGTACAGCAGCCGCTCGCCCGCGATGGCGAGGCTCCCGCCGCAGCCCTTGGCGACGCCCAGCGTGGCCGAGCCCATCACCTCAAAGTTGGACGGAATGCTGCCGTACACCTTGTAGATGTGGTCCTCCTTGAAGAACACCGGATAGCCGAGGAAACTCACGCACCCTGTGAAGTCGCCCGCGCTGCCCGTATCCACGGCGTAGCTGTCGGTCTCAAGGCCCTCGAACACGTTCCAGTTGAAGGGATCGCCGAGCTTGCTTGCGTAGATCGTCCGGCCGTCGCAGCCCCACAGCCGGTTTTCGTTCTCACACAGGTATTCTAAGTCCGGCACCGTGCGCCGAACCGTCAAGTTTCCCGTCTCCGTGTACTCTGTCGTGCCGTTGTCACCGTCCAGCTTGAAGACGTTTTCGTAGAAATACATCTTGTCGCCGTCGATCTCGCGGATCACCGGCGTTTTGTTGTTCTCCGTGTGCTTCGTGCAGCCAGAGATCGTCACCGCGTCGCCCGCCTTGAAGTAGTCGCTCCATGCGATGCCGCTTGCCTGAATGGTGTTCGCCTCCGCGGCCTCTTCATAGAGCTTGCCGTTCGTAAACGTTAAGCTGGCGCCGCTCCACGTGCTCTCAAGGCTGCCGAACTCGCCCGATACCGTGTTGTAATACGCCTTGTCCGGCAGGATGATGATATAGGCCCCGATGGCGGCGAAGCGCTTCTCGCCCGCCGTCACGTTGCCTTTTTTCACGCCGTCGTAGTAGAAGGCCGTGCCCTCCACCCACGCCAGCGCGTCCCACGCGAAAAGCCCGCCCGGACTGACAAGATTCTTGTAAATTTTGCGCTTTGCGCGCGTCGAAAGCACAGGATAGTAGTCGCTCGTCAGGTTTTGCATGTCCCACAGCCCGCCGTCTCCGGCGCCCAGATTGTGGTCAAGGCCGTAGAATTGCAGCTGCCCGCGCTTGCCGATGCCGTCGGCATACGGGACCTCAGGCAGCTTCATTTGGCTTCACCGGCCTTTTCCGGCTCCACCGCCTGCTTGTCCTGCGTGTCGCCCTGCGTCGGCTCTTCTGCCGCATCGCAGATCGTCACGATATTGCGAAGCGACTGGCGCACCGCCGCCACCACATCGACGGCGTCGCCGTTAACGTTCAAAATGCCGATCAGGCGCATCGCGTGCGCCGCTTCCTGCTTGATCTTTTCATTCATGCTCTTTACCTCCAATTGGGTTGCGAATAGCTCCCGTAATTGTTGACCGGTCGAACCGATAGCCAATTTGTGTTGTAATACGTCCCAATGTTGACGATCGCACGGTATCTCTTCCAGTTTGGGTTATAATACGTCCCGACGTTGACGACCGCCTTCGCGCTGCCTCCGCTGCCGCCGCCGCTGTACGTCGTTGCCGTGCCGGAATCGCTGTAATCTGAGACGATCCACGATCCGCCCCAGTAGTACATGTTGCATATCCATTCGTATGTCGTCCCCGGCGATAGCCCTGTTATCGTGCCGACAAAGGTGCTCGTCCCACCGCCGACCTCGCTCGAATCGAACGAGAACGTCCCGATGCCCGTGATGCGGATGTCGATTGAGCGCTTATACGTGTAATCCGACGCGCCGCCAGTAAACCGTGCGTAGACGCTGAGCTGTGTCCCGTCTCCGTCGACCGGTGACAGCGTACAATAAAAGCTCGCCATCTCTCACTCCTCAAGGAAAAACACCGTACCATACGGCGCGGCACTTGGCGGCGAAGCGCCGAACATGTAGTTGCCGCTCAGTACCAGATAGCCGCCGCCGAGCGAGACGACAGGGTAGTCGCTGGCATCGTCTTTTCCGATCAATGCAAACGGCCCCAGCTCGGATTCAAGAAAGATATTTCCCGCTGCGTGCATCTTCATGCCACCATAGGTCGCCGTCAGACCGACGCCGACCTGCCCCGTGCCCGTGTAGGCAAGATCCATGCTGCCGACAGGGGTATCTCCGGCCAGCAGGCTCACGCTCCCGCCGCGCAGCGCGCCCGCTGTCAGCGTGCCATAGATGTTCACCGCATCCACGCACAGATCAATGCTGCCCGTGCTCGCTACCTGCACGCCGTTGTAATTGAGCTTGAAGGTCGTGCCGTTCTCGCCACTCGTCGCGCCCAGTGTGAAGCCGGTCGCGCTCTGGTCAAAGATGCTCTGCGCTTGCGTCGCGTCGATCTTGGTGCTCACCGTCGCGCGGATGCCGTTCACGTCCGCCGTCAGGTTTGTCACGCTGCTGTTCAGGTTCGAAATGCTCGCCTGCAACCCCGTCGCCGTCGCTTGCAGCTGCGTGATGTTCCCCTCGGCGTCGCCGATGCGCGCGGCGAGACCGTCTGCTCTCGCGCCGAGTTGGGTAATGTCGCCCTTGGCGTTTTTGATCTCTGCCGCAAGGCCGTCCGCCCGTGCGCCGAGTGATGTAATATCTCCCTTGACGTTGCGGATCTCGGCCGCGAGCCCGTCTGCCGTCGCGCCCAGCTGCGTGATGTTCCCCTCGGCGCTGCTGATGCGCTCGCTCAGCCCTTGCGCCGTGATGCTCAGCTCATTCACGTTCTTGTTCGTGTCCTCGATCTTGGCATAGATCGGTTCGCGAATATTCTGCAAAAAGCCGTACATCGCCGCCTTGTTCATGTTCTTCAGGTCGAGGTTCCTCAGCGTGTAGCGCAGCTGCTCAACGAGCATGAAGAGATAGTCCTGCATCGTCTCGATCTTCTCACCGTCGCTCTCTTTCTGTGTGAACGACGGGAAATTCGTGTCGATGTATAGCCAGTTGGAAGGCATTCCCTCCTTCCCTCCTTTCTTCCCGGGCGGGAGAGCGTTCGCGCCCTCCCGCCCCATGCTTTACTTCATCGTCGCGAGCTTCCGGACGAGGTCGTCGCCGTACTGATACGCCGAGAGGTAATCCATCGTGCCGTCCGTCAACCCCGCGCGCTTCTGAAGCTGCGCGCGGTAATCGGGCGCCGTCAGCTTGCCGTGGAATTCCTTTTCCCACTTGCCCGCGTTCTCCTTGCCGGACCAGTACGCGGGGCACAGCTTGCCCGTCACGTCGAAGTGGCGGATGACGTTGCTCGCGGGGATGTTGTACTTCTTCATCAGAGCTTTCGTCAGCTCAAGTGCCTGCGCGACGGCCTTCGCGCTCGGCGCGTAAACGCCGTCCTTCTTCGCGTCGCACAGCTCAATGCTGATGCTGTTTGCGTTCAGGCAGCGGCCGTGCAGCGTCCCGCCGCCCGTCTGCGGACAGGACGGGTACTTCTTCCCGCCGACCGCCCACGCAACGCGCAGATCGTCCACGCTCTGCACGATCTCATTTGCATCGACGAAGTAGTGCGCGCTGGTCTTCACGACGTTGCCCGCGTAATACTTGGCGTTGTTCATCGCCGTGTCGCCGTCGTTGCCGGTGTAGTGGATGACAATGTAGCGGATGCCGCTCGCCGCGCGCGTGCCGCCGACGTTGCCCGCATTCGCGGGATATTTGCGGATATTCACACCGCTCAC